CCTGGACTCGTCACACAATCCTCAGCTTGGGGAAAGATTCGAGAGCACCTTGTGAAGTTTGGTTTAGACCAGATCATTGCTGGTGATTACGGAAAGTTTGATAAGAGAATGCTCGCCGATTTTATATTGGCAGTTTTCGATTTGATCGTCCGCATTCATCGTGCAGCAGGTTTTGATAAACAACACTTGCTTGCTATTGCTTGCATTGGGGAAGATATTGCTTTCTCGATCTGCAACATCAATGGCGATCTCGTGGAGTTCTTCGGAACTAATCCATCTGGCCACCCTCTCACCGTGATCATCAATTCACTTGTGAATTCGCTGTATATGCGATATTGCTATTGTGAGTTGAACCCCGCACAAGAAGTCATGACTTTTAAAGAGTTTGTGGCTCTCATTACGTACGGAGATGACAACACGGCTGGTGTAAGCAAACTCATTCCATGGTTTAATCACACAGCTGTCCAGAAGGTGTTGGCAGACATTGGTGTTGAGTACACGATGGCTGATAAAACGTCTGAGAGTGTTCCTTTCATACACATCGACGATGTTGCTTTTTTGAAGCGACGTTGGGTGTGGGATGAAGAAGTTGGTGGCTGGTTAGCACCACTTGAAGAAGATTCTATTACGAAGTCTTTGACAATGTGGGTGCCGTCCAGCACACTTGACATGCATGCCCAAATGGTGTTCGTTATTTCGAGCGCCAACAATGAGTACTTTTTCCATGGGCGTGAGAAATTTGAGGAGAAACATGCTTTCTTCAAAGAAATTCTCAAACGGGAACCGTATCACTATTACGTCACGGAATCGACGTTGCCCACATTTGATGTGTTGACTAAACGATTCCACGAAGCCTCATTAGGCTCAGAGATCTAGATGGTCTCGACTGTGCATGGATTAAGCCATCCGTGTACTTTGAAAACTGGTTTGCGAAAAATTACAAAGAAGAAAATATAAAAAGTGTTGGGGTGGTTACCGAAAATACCACCGCCATGTGTCAGTTTAGAAATACTGGCACTTGGACTAATGAATTTCTTTCTGTGCAAGCGGCAGATGAGCAAGAAGGCGGAGAAGAGCAAGTGCAAGAGGTTTTGACTTTCTTGGATGATGTTGTTGGAGATGTCGATGATGTGGGGTATATTCCCGCTACCATCGCTTCAGCAGATCAAACATTGAGTACAGATCTCGGTGCTTTTCTTTCCCGCCCCACTCTCATTGATTCGCGAGCCTGGACTACGTCCACCATTACAGGATACCTTGGATCGACCATCGAACCGTGGTTCCTGTATCTCAGCAACGCTGTCATACAAAACAAACTTAAAAATTATGCATATTTACGTGCAAAATTGTGTGTCAAGATCGTTGTAAATGCGACCCCATTCCACTATGGACTGGCGCGTGTCGCATATGAGCCCAGCGTCAATGCTGCAAATACTGGTTACAGAACTGCCCGAATTCGGGCAGCTCCAGGTACTGATTTGCCAGACTTGGTTCCGTTGAGTCAACTTCCGGGTTGTTGGTTGTTACCAGCTGATAATTCCGGTGGTGAGATTCACTTACCATTTTTCCGGCACAACAATTGGTTGCCCTTGACCAGTGCTGCCGCTGTGCGCTCTATGGGGGTCCTGCGTTTTTACGTTGGGTCTCCCCTCACTTTGGCATCAGCTACTGCCTCCGCCGCGATCACTATTGATACGTTTGCGTGGTTGGAGGACGTCCAGTTGTGTGCAGCGACCAACGAACTCAGTTTGCAATCTGCAGATGAGTTTGATGGTCCTGTTTCGACGATCGCATCTTCCGTTGCTACGGCCGCTTCTTATTTGGAGCGTGTCCCAG